CAGACGCTACCCCTGGACAGGATCGAGGAGTTCCAGGGCAACCTGAAGAAGCTGTCAAAAAAGAATCTTGAGAAGTTGAAGAAGAGGATCATCGAGGACGGGTTCAACGTACCGTTTTTCGTGTGGGATCATGAAGGCATGTACAAGGTTCTGGACGGACACCAAAGGCTTAGGGCGTTGCAGTCGCTACGCGAGGATGGCTGGGATATTCCGTTGCTTCCCGTGGCGTTCATCGAAGCCAGCGACGAAGCGGACGCACGCAAGAAGTTGCTTGCGATCAGCAGCCAGTACGGGGAGTTTGATGCATCTGAGCTGAGCGAGTGGCTGGATGAGATCGGAGGCGAGGTTGCGGAGACGTTGAGGCTGGTGGATAGCGAACTGAAAATCGAAAGTCAGACCGAAGATGAGACAACTGGCGATGATGAGATATCAGAGGTGAAGGAAAATGTCACTGTCCTTGGTGATATTTATAATCTCGGTGGGGGTATGCTTATATGTGGAGATAGTACTGATCAGCAGGTTTTAGCAAAGCTTCTTGGGAACGATCTTGTTGATCTTTGGCTTACCGATCCTCCATACAACGTAGCTCTTGGCGATGGTGGAAGTAAAGATGATGCAAGGAAACGTCACAGAAGAACTGATGGGCAGATCATCATGAATGACAGTCAGTCTGACGATGATTTCAGAGGTTTTCTTGTGAAGGCCTTTTCTTCCGCAAAGGAATTCATGAAGGATGGCGCTGCCTTTTATATCTGGCACGCAGACAATGAAAGCTACAATTTCAGAGGCGCTTGCAGGGATTGCGGCCTTGATGTTCGCCAGTGTATAATCTGGAACAAGCAGGCTATGACGCTCGGACGTCAGGATTACCAATGGAAGCATGAACCATGTCTTTATGGATGGAAAGAGGGTGCGTCTCATTCCTGGTATTCTGATCGCAGCCAAACAACGGTTCTTGATTTCAATAGACCGTCTGTAAGTAAAGAGCATCCTACCATGAAACCTGTTGAGCTCTTTTCCTACCAGATAAAGAACAGCTCGAAAGAAGGCGATCTTGTCTTGGATTCATTCGGAGGTTCTGGCACGACCCTCATAGCATGCGAGAAGCTGAACAGAAGAGCGCGTCTTGTCGAACTGGACCCGCATTACTGTGATGTGATAGTCGGCCGTTATGCTAGATGGTGCAAGGAGAATGGAAGAGAATCGAATATCACCAGAAATGGTGAACCGATAAAAGTGGAGGAGTTTTTCAAATGAAGCTATTCAGCAACGAGATTGTGTTTCGCGGACATCCTGATAAGGTATGTGACCAGGTATCGGATGCAATCCTTGATGCTTGCCTGCTTGAGGATAGGCATAGCAGGTGCGGCATAGAGGTGATGGGTGGGAAGAGTGCCCTTTATATCACTGGCGAGATCACAACGCGTGCAAATATTGATCCAGAGGCGATATCCAGGCGTGTGCTTCATGATGTTGGTTATCCTGACATGAAGATAATCGTCGACATCGGAAGGCAGAGCTACGATATCGCGATGGGGACCAATGATGTGATAGGAGGGGCTGGGGATAACGGCATGATGTTCGGATATGCATGCAACGAAACATTGCAGCGCTTGCCGAAGGCAATGGTGATCCTCCAGGATTTCTCCAGGGCATATGATTCATCGAGGGCAATACACAGCTCATTGCGTTCGGATGGCAAGGCGCAGATCACTGGAATCTATGATGAAAATTTCAAACTTGTTGGGATCGACACGTTCACGATCTGCTATCAGAATACCGAAAACAAGAGAGAAGAAACAGACGGTCTTGTGAAAAATCTCGCGCTCTCAATCCTTGAAAAATACAACATAGAACCACCGCGCAGATTCCTGATCAACCCTACAGGACGATTCGAGATTGGAGGTTTTGAAGGTGATGCTGGACTGACGGGGAGAAAGATCGTGGTTGACAGCTATCATGGTTTTGCTCCTGTTGGCGGTGGGGCCTTCAGCGGAAAGGACCCGACGAAGGTTGACAGGAGCGGTGCATATAAGGCCAGGGAGATAGCGAAGCTTATGCTCGGCCTTTACGATCTCGAATGGTGCCAGGTGCAGCTTTCATATTCAATCGGGATTAAGCGTCCTATGGCAATCTATATCGACAGCGATGTCGGGCAGATAGAGCCGCTTGAGTATCTCTACGATGAATGCATACCTGCGAACATCATCAAGGATCTGAATCTTCTTGATGTAAAATATGAGCCGCTTGCTGCATTCGGACATTTCACATGCTGACACCCAAAGACCACGCCTACCTGACAAGCCTAATAATTCAGCAGGAACGAGAGCGCGTGGTGCCGAAGCTTGATTGCTTTCGCAAACCCATGCGAATCAAGCTTGCAAAGTCTGGGCGTGGTACTGGTAAGTCATGGGCGATCGCGAGCCTGCTCATACAACTTGCACACAGGCGTAAAGTGAGAATCGGATGTTTCCGCGAGATACAGAAAACCCTAGAGGAATCATCCTATGCGTTGATGAAGCAGACAGTCGAGCGCCTGGGTTACCAGGGATGGAAAATCACGAACGAGAGCCTTGAGTCACCTTGTGGATCGAAGATAATCTTCCGCGGGCTGAAGGACATACGAGCGGCAAACCAGGTCAAGGGCTTGGAGTCGTTCGATATTTTCTGGCTTGAGGAAGCGGCAGTCATATCAAACGAAAGTCTAAGTATGATCATGCCTACCTTGAGAAAACCAGGCTCCGAGCTATGGGCATCATGGAACCCCGAGACTGAGAGCGATCCCATTGATCTGCGCTTGTGGCAATCAAGCCGAGACGATGTATTTCGCATCTGGCTTGAACCTGGTCCCATAGATAACCCGTGGTGGGGACCCGAGCTGCAGAAGGAGATGGAAGCCGACTATGCACTCGACCCCGACGAAGCCGAGCACATCTGGGGCGGCCAGCCCAGGAAGCAGGGCCAGCGCTCTGTCATGAGCAGGGTTGCAATTCGTGCTGCAATGGAACGTGTGATCGAGCCTGTGGGTATCATACAGATTGGCTGCGACGTTGCAAGGTACGGCGACGACAGGACCGTCATATACAAGCGCAAGGGCTTGGCTATCACCGATCATAAATCATTTTCAAAACAGGACACCATGACCACCGCCTATGAGTGCTGGGCGATGGCTGGGCATGATCCGTCAATCCCCATCTACGTTGACGACAGCGGGGTGGGCGGCGGCGTTACCGATCGCCTGCGTGAGCTTGGGGCCAAGGTATATCCAATCAACTTTGGAGGATCACCAGCTGACAAGGACAAATATACCAGCATAGCAGACGAGCTATGGTTCAACTTTCCCGTTGATGAGGCATCGATTCCCGACGATCCTGTCTTGATGGCTGAGCTTGCGGGAAGGCAGTACTCATACGATCACCAGGGAAGGCGCAAAATCGAGAGCAAGGACGACTACAAGAAGCGTTGCGGCAGAAGCCCAGACGAGGCAGACGCTTTGCTTTTGTGCTACTACGATGGAAGCGGCATTGTATTGCCAGAAGAGATACGCGAACAGATGGCGAGGAGGCGCAGATGGTGACGACAAGTGATGTGTACGAGCGTGTGATGATTGCCTTGGATGGCATGCCGCTGTCAATTTACCATGCGAAGAAAACAACGAGCGTGTACATTCATTCATCCGAAATCGGAACAATATCAATACGAGACCACATGCCTAAGAAGTCAGCGCTTCCAAGGCTCAAGTACAACATCATCATCGGCTATCAAGGAAAACGTGAATATCATTACAAGGGTAGGACATGTCTTTTCTACAGCGAATATGAGATCAGTGATTGCATTGACGATTTGAAGAAATCGTGTGATACTTACCGAAGGAGATAATACCGATGGGACTTTTCTTCAATAGAACATCCACCAATGAGAATATAACCAGGCAACGCAGGATATCCCGCGGTATTGTCGACTGGACAGAAGGAGTTGTGGTAAACCGAGATCTTACCTACGGCTTGTATCATAACGAATACAATGGATTCAAGCTTGCAGGCAGCCTTGCCTATGCTCCGATTGCGGTGCCCGTCTGGTTCATGGGTCTTCCTGTTGCAGAAAGCGAGGACAACCGTGTCCAGGAGATGCTCAACGATTTGATCGAGCAGTTTTCCACGCTCATGCAGCAGATCCATACCGAATGCCATCGCGACGGCACCATCTGGGTATGGCCCTATTTCTCAGCGGAAGACCGTAAGATCCACTGGGAGATCATACCTGATACAAGCGTTACCACGGTCATGCGCGACATCAGGACGGGTGATGTATCTACAATCATCTGCGAAGAGCAAATGACAATAAGTCTTGACAATGGAATGACTGCAGGTGTGGTGAGAAAGCGCACATTTACCAGGGATACGATTAAGACCGAGTGGACGCAGAGCACACTCCGCATTCCGCTCGATAATGAGATCGTGCCGAATATCACGCGCGAGCTACCGATCAATTTCTCCAATAACTCAGATGCCACCGAGGTGAGGGGACACTCAGACTACGAGCGTATTGTCTACGATCTGAAGAACTACCATGACATCGAGCTCATGCAGACAACCACATTGGCAAAATTCAATACGAAGATGATCGTAGACTGCAAGGATGCAACGGCATGGCTAAAGAACAATGGTTTCGGCAACATAGGCGATGTGGATATTGCCAAATCTGATTTGTTCCTGAATCTTCCCGATGAGAAGGTTTCTTTTGAGTTCCCTGACAATGCCTACCAGGCATATGAATCAGCCTTGAAGCGTACATTCAGAAAGATCGTCGAGGGAAGTGTTGTTCCAGAGATTTGCTGGGGCATAAAGGTCGAGGGCAATTTGGCATCAGCCGAGGAGCAGATGGGATTGCTGCTTTTGTTCGTAGAGGACAAGCGCGGGCAGAAAACCGCGGCATACAAGCGCCTGTTCACGGCGTCTGTGCGGCTCATGAGCGTAGCCAGCATGCAGGCAACCAGTCCTGATATCGAGGTCAAGTGGGGAAACCTGGACAAGCTATCAGCCAAGACCAAGGCAGAGGTATTCAAGTCATTTGCCGAGGGTGCCGCGCGACTGGTTGATGGGGGTGCTGCTACCAAGCAGCAGCTCTATGAGCTATGGAACAATTTATATCCAGCTTCCACCATCGAGACATATGAGGAATTCGAGCAAGGTTTGTCCGCAATGGCAAAGCATAAGCAGTTCCGCGATGCCGACTATGAGATGGCAAGGGACGAATTCGAATGACACGCAAGGAATATGAGACGGCGTACCGGTCGGTAAGGAAGGCAACACCAAAACAGATCAAGACGGCAATGACCCAGATCAAGCAATCATACATAACTGCAGGAGAGAAGGTAGCCGAACAGCTGAGGGTTGCTGAGCTGACCGGTGCGTCTGATTTTACACAACAAAAC